CAATACAATCTCTCCCCCTTAAATGTGTTAGAGTTAGAGCTTACGATTTAGCAGCTTCTGAAAAAACTCCTACTACTTACCCTGACTTTACAGTAGGTATGGGTGTAGCAAAAGATTCAGCAGGTAACTTCTACCTGTACGGTTCTTACGTGAGAGAGTTCAGAGATGACGATAGTGATATACATGGTTGCTTTAGAAAGAATTCAGGACAACGTGACCAGATTATGCTCACTCAAGCAATGCACGATGGTAAAGACTGTGAGCTAGTTATACCACAAGATGCAGGAGCAGCAGGTAAAGAATCTTTTCAGAATAAAGTGAAGTTCTTCTTAGCACATGGGTATAAGGTTAAGAAAGACCCTGCTGGACATACCTCTCGCAAAGGAGAGAAAGCTGAACCATTCTTAACTGCATGTGAACATGGTTTTGTTTATATTGTCAGGGATTCATTTACTCCTGCCACTTATGATTGGCTAATGTCCCAGTTAGAAGTATTTAACCCTGAAGAAAAATCTACGTCTTCTTATAAAGATGATGCGATGGATGCTTGTGCTACAGGATTCAACTATCTTAACACACGAAATGTGGCTACTGTTCAAATGCTACCTGATATTAACTCACCTACTCTGAAGAGTCAACTTGGAATTTAAGGATATTATGTCAGACGAAATAAATGAGATTAAAAAAGCTGAATCTAATCCTAATTCTGAATCAAAAAGACTTAGGTTAGGTGAGGTAGGTACTCCGTATATTAAAGCTATCGGGGGTATCATCACAGAAGAAGCTCGTAGAGAACTACAGTTCCCTAGATGCCTACAAACATACGATGAGATGAGACAGAACGCTACTATAGCGGCAGGTCTAACGGTTAATGAGGTTTTCCTTACCAAGGCTTTGATGAATATTACTGTCAAAGCAGGAGACCCTAACAGCGCTAAATCTGTAGAGTATGCAAAAGCTTTAAACTGGAATTTGAAAAATCTAGTAGGACAAACTTGGTACGATGTAGTTACTGCGATGATCACTTACCAACAATACGGTTTCTCTTGGCTAGAGAAAGTGTATGAGAAGAATACTAGTGAATCTTACCCTTACAAATACAAGATTAAGAAATTAGCTCCTCGTTCACAGAAGAGCGTTAAGGGGTGGTTACTAGGAGAGGACGCTAGAGAACTAAAAGGTTTAGAACAATGGCCTCAATCAATCCTAGCTAATCCTTACCAAAACTATGTAAGGTCTAATAACTACGGTACGAGTCCTATTAAACTACCTCGCAATAAGTTCTTGTTGTTCTCGTGGGATAATAAAAACCACAACCCTCAAGGTGTATCTCCTCTCAATGGCTGTTACAGGGCTTATAAAGAACTAAGTCTAATTGCAAGCTATGAGGTTACAGGGGTATCTAAAGACTTAGCAGGGGTTCTTGTTTTACGTGTCCCTACCGACATTATAAACAAGGCAGCAGAAGACCCTAAATCTCCTGAAGCAGCTTCTCTAGCAAGGTTACAGCAAAGTGCAGCATCAGTTCACGCTGGCGATCAAACTTATATGTTGTTAGGGAGTGATACTATTGATGGTAGTAGTTCAGGGCACAGAGCGTATGATGTTAACTTACAAGGTGTAGAAGGTGGTAGCAAATCTTATAAAACTACTGAGCTTATACAAGAACGTAAGAAACAGATACTAGATAGTCTAGGTGCAGGATTCCTCAACTTAGGTAATGACGGTGTTGGTTCTTATGCCCTTGCTACAGGTAAACAATCTCTCCATGCACATTATATGGAACGTCATTTAATCTTTATCAAATCTGTCTTAGAAAATGATTTATTCAAGCAGTTAGCAGAGATTAATGATCTATCTTTAACCCAAGAAGAAATGCCTGTCCTTGAATATGGTGACTTAGATGAGCCTGATTTAGAGACTATCAGTAAGACCATACAACGTATCGGTTCTGTTGGGTTACTCCCTAAGACTAAGAAATTCTTACTACCTATTTACGAAAGTATGGGTTGGGACATTTCCATGTTAGAGGAACTATCAGATGAAGAGTTCTTAGAACTACTTACAGAAGATACTAGTAGGTCAGGAGATGGTATGGAACAAGGTATGCCTTCAGGTACAGGAAACGCGAACGGTAACAATTCTGCAACTAATAGTGAAAACACTGCATGAAGTATGATAGTGGAATGTTTATCCGAAAAGTCTTAGAAAAATTCCCTGAGAGGGAGTTTAATTATGATTATTCTCTAGTAGATTATGTGAATTCTAAGAATAAGGTAAGCATTATATGTAAGAGTTGTGGGGTGTTTAAACAAGAACCTCGCAAACATCTACAGGGGAGGGGATGTCCTAACTGTAGGAAAATTAAACCTTGTGATGTGAAGGCTATTGCATTGTCTTTGGGATTCATTGAGGTGGATTTATCTTCTTACACGACAGTAAGAGACTACGTGAATTTAAAGTGTAGTTGCGGGCATACTCACTATAAACAGGTAAGAAAATTACTTGAAGGTTGTAGATGCCCTAAGTGCTGTAACACCAAAAGTAAAGATAAATTCTTAGAAGATGTGAGAAATGTGCAACCTCACTATGATTATTCAAAAGTAGAATATGAAAACTCATATACTCATGTAGAGGTAATATGTAAAAAACATGGTAGTTTTCTTATCTCCCCTACACACTTACTGTCAGGTAAGGGCTGCAAAGAATGTGCACTGAGTAAATCATCCTACTACAACCTTACTTTGGCAGAGCGATATAAAAGAGAGTGGATTAAATCCCCTTGCGTCTTATATCTGCTAGATTACGGGGGGTTCTACAAGATAGGTGTAAGTAATAATCTGGAAAAGAGGATTAAAGCCTTAGAACTGTCTTACAAAGGCAGTGTAAAGGTTGTGGAATCTTGGAAGTCAAATAAATATTTATGTGTAGTCTTAGAAAATCATATATTAAAAATACTCAACCTTTTGTCGGTTAACCACTCTAAAAAGTTCGATGGGTATACAGAAACTTTTTATATAGAGGATGAAGATATGATGTCAGATTTAATTACTTACATAGACTATAAAATAAGAGAGCATAATGGATAGTAAAAAACTATTAGAGAAATTTAAAGAGTTCCTTGATACCCACTCAGGAGGCTCTAAAGACAACCACGAACAACACGTAGAATCCGAAGAACCTCTATTTAAGTCAGTAAAAGAGATGGAGCGTAGGGCGCTATTTGTTGTACTAGAGCCTCAATCTAGTCTAGATGACGTATCTGACCTCCATGGGGACTACTATGATGAAATTACAGTAGAGAAAGCTTGTAATAACTTTAACAAGCACTCCGATAAAGCAGGTCTCTACCATGAATACACAGTCGACAATGACTTAGTGGAGATTGAACAGTCTTTTATCAACCCTAGTACATTCAAGACGGAAAGTGGGGTCACAATAAAGAAAGGTACATGGTTAATGTGGATGCATTTTCCTAAACCTGATAATGAAGAAGACGACACTATATGGCCTGATGTACTGTCAGGAGAATTCACTGGTGTAAGTGTCGAATGTGCAGGAAGAGGATACAATGTAAATGACTAAGAAAGCAAAGAGAGTTATTACAGACTTTAACTTTGAAGAAGAAGGGGCTAGTGTCCATCTAGTCTCTAAGAAGCAAGGTGGGGCTGCTAATGGCTTTACAACCCTTATCAAGAAGTCTAACGCTACAGTTCAACTCCCAGAAGTTGAGAGCTTAGATATTCAAAAGAAATTAGAACAAATCAAAGTTACTCTAAGTATGGAGGAATTCTTACGTAAATTCTTCAATCTGTGGAGTGATGACGCAGAATTGCTTACCGCAATGCTAGGGTATGAGACTGAGCATGAAGCTTATTTGAATTCTCTAGAAGAACACTCAGAACCAATGACTCACGCAGATTACATTGCTAGTAAGCTGTCAAGTTTTGAGATTATGAAATCGATGCACGAAGGAGAACGTCCACAAGTCTCCGCATTAGAGTATGTAACTATTCTTGAATTACAAGAAAACTTAGAAAAACATGAGGAAATGATGGATAAAGTATCTATTGAAAAATCTCGCTTCGCTGAACTAGAAGCAAATGAAACTAAACTAGCTACTGAAGTGGAGCTACGTAAGTCCCTAGAAGCACAAGTACAAGAATTAACTGGTGAACTAGATACACTTAAAAAAGCTCAAGCTGATGCAGAAGCTCAAGCAATGAAAGCGCGTATTGAAGGTCTAGTAGCTGAAGATAAGATTGAAGCGATGGCTAAATCTTTACTAGCTATGGATCAAGAGTCGGCAGACCTAATGGTTCAAACTCTTAAAGATTCAGCTAAGAAAGTAGAAGAGTCTGACCTCTTTGTAGAGAAATCTACTGAAGGTGAGCCAGAAATCAAAGACGAAAAACAAACCCGTACTGATAGTATCCAAAAGGCTTATAACGAAGCTCTTGGTATTAAAGAATAATTTTAACAATAACTAATAGGAAAATAAATAATGACTGTTATTGCAACTAAAAATGATGCACAAGTTCTTTCTGGTGTATTGATGGATGATATGTCTGGCTTAGTTCTAGATTTTAACTTTGCACACCGTCAAACTCTTACAGAAGCTGCTGCTACTGATGTTAAACTAGGCGATGTAGTTGTATGGGATACTGACCGCTGGGAGAAAGCG